ATCATCATTTGGATTGACAAATCTAAGCACAGGTTTCAAGACAGCATTATATCCGGTTCTGGTATTTATTGATAAATTTGGAAGAGATGTATAACCAATTCCAGGATTCGTAATTCTAACCCCAGTAATTGCTCCATTATTAATAACTAAATCTCCATCTGCACCAATCAATTGATCACCATCATCATAACCAAATCCAGGATTGGAAATAACAACACCATCAAGAATGCTGATGACTTCAGAGTCTCCGACTATACCATCTGTCGGAGGTTGATTAGGATCTTCGGGTGTTCCAGCAGGACATCCTGGTGCTGTAAATGTAACACTAAACTCAGGTATTCTTCCCCAATTTGGATCAAGGAGTTTCTCTCGCATTACTTTTCCAACTCTCAAGAAAAACTTATTTTCTAAGAAGAACCTTATATCTTGTTCTGTAAATCCTTGATCAAAAGCTCTTTGTGCATCAACTTGAAATCCGAACTGATGTCTGATACCATATTCATATGTTTTACCAAAGGTATAATCAAAGTTTGACATATCCTTCAGTTTAGGATTGACACCATTAATAACACAACCAGGTATTAAATCTTCAGTAAAGTTCTCATCGATCACTACAGGATTTTCTCCCGGTAAAGTTACCGTATCACCGTAGAAAACAGTAACGGTATCTCCATTACTATATGGCAAATCCCAATCGTAGTTTGCCCTTAGCACGGTGCTTTGGCATCTGTCTGCCCAGACTCTACCACCCGCACCCTTATCACCATAGGGATACCCTTCATATCCATATCCAGGATCATTAATGATGACATTAGTTATTCCACCATCGTCGTCAATCACTACAGTTCCACTGCCACCATTACCATTACCGCAAGCATCTTGGAACTCTACCAGTGGTGGTGACTCATAATTTCCAGGTGTGATAATTTGTACTCCGAGTATCTCACCAACAGTATTAATAATCGCATTACCTGTACCACCTGAACCATTTCCACCAAAAAATACAACGTTTGGAGGGCCACAATTTACAGGCCCTACGTTGCAATTACCATTGATAATACTTTGAAATATATTTCCGATGTTGATGTCTCCAAGAGGATCGAATTCCGATCCATCATCTTTCGTAAATGAAAAATCATCTACTACTTCATCAAACGTTGCAGTGACATTTCCTACGCTGCTAGAGACAGTATCAATCACTCCTTTCGCTTGTTCAAAAACGTTATTAAAGTCTAGGACAGTTTTAGGGGCCTTCACTCCATTTAAAAAATCCCATTCATCTGTTTGAGGACACTCATTCTTTACGGGACATTTAAAGAAGTCAAGAATATCAATAACGAATTCTAAAAGATCATTTGCAAAGTTAATCACTGATCCGATTGCAGATCCAATTGAGGATAGTATGGAGTTGATTGCACCAACTAAATTACCAAGAATATTTCCTACAATTCCAGCAAGTAAAGATTCGACTAGGCACTCTGCAGAATTTAGAACCTTATTAATAATTTGACTCAAAATATTACCAATCATTCCTTCAAGTCCTTTCAATATTCTAAAGAAGAGACAAGAAATTGCAGACAATGCTTTATCAGCTGTTTCATTGGCAAGATACCTTGCACTTAAAGGTACATTTCCTATTAAATTGTTAACAAGAGAGGTTATTTTTCTTAATACAAACTGTCTTACCTTCTGTATTAAAGATGAGATTATGTTTCCTATATCTCCAGCAGCGTTAGCAATGGATATGTTGTAAGAGTTAGTTCCTATGCCAACATTAAATGATGCACCATTGATTGTATTCTGGGCATCTTTTATAAATTCACCTGAGGTTGCAAGAAAACTATCTTCTCCAGTGATACCAGTCTTTAAATCCTGTACATCATTAATTAAATTATCGATTGCATCATTTACACCTGCTGTATTAACCGGTTTACATGCGCTCTTAAAAGCAGGAAGTTTGGGATTGTAAAAAGTTTTTACATCAAAATCTGAAAATGCATCGTAACCAAATAATTCGGCAGAATTTAATCCACCTTTTAAATAAAATGATTCAGGAACTATCCCACCCGGATAAAATCCACTTAAGGCTTCTAAACCCTGACTGTTTCCGTTCAAGTCTGGATCAAGGACAGTAATATAATTTGGGATTCTCCCTGTGATATGAAGAGCTCCACTTTCGGGATCCTCTGCGACATAAACAAAATCATTAGGAACGTACTTTATAATCCCCACACTTTGTGCGCCCAAAGCACTGCTATTTTGATTAGCAAATGCAACGGGGAGCATATCCTCCGGTTTATCCGGAGGATCTACACCTAGTATTCTAATTTTATATCGCTGAGCAACAACTTCCCTATTTTCACTTTTATTTGTTTCGGGTTTCCCCTTCACATCTTCAAGTTTTCCAAAAGGCTGGGTTTCTAATTGTGTTACTGTTCCAACGATCACAGCTCGCTGCTGCTGAGTTTGAGCCCAGAGTTTTGCTAGACGCTTAGAATCGTATCTATTCTCTAATCCCATTTATCAGTCGTCGTAGATTCTACATTCGTCTGCATCAGGTTCCATCTCACAGAAAAGTTCAAGAGCAGTTGGATCGTGATGATCGCCTGCCGCGATTTCTTCCTTATGATTTTCTACATACACTTCAAGTTCATGCAACTCACCTTCGATGTGACGACGTTGCTGTGGCGATGTTGTGGGATCTTGAAGAATCTCCTTATCTTTTTGGATGTGCTTCTCGACGCTTTCCATTAGGTTTTAACTCCGTAAGAATCTCTGACT